TAATATGTCTTTTTAACTTTAGTACGGCCGCCACGGCGGCGTGAAGAGCGTCTTTTCATTTTTTTTAATTTTAATTGTTAGAAATAAAGTATTTAAGTAAATTCCAAATAGGATTATAAGTATTTAATTTATCCATTGGCTTGCTTTGTAAAGCCTGCGCGCCGAGACGAACCCAGGCAGGGTCACCAGGATTGATACCAAGTTCCCGAAGTTTAATATCGGCGGCTTTTAAAATACCATCTTGTTTAAGAAGTTTAAGAGTTTCTTCTAAATTTCGTTTTTCAGCATAAGTTTTTGCTCGATTTGCTCGCATAGAAAGAATATTTTCGATAGCAGTTGCAAAAGAAGTTGCAGAAGCTAGCTGAGAACGTTCGTTTTGATCTAAAGTGTAAGTAGTATCAGCATTGGTTTTTTTTATTTGAGATTGCATGGCTTCTAATGACAATGGTAAAATAGATTTACCTTTTTCAACCTCAAATTTTTGACGTTCAGTATTAGCTCCAATTAAACCAATATTAGCATGAGTAAGTGCTTTTTGAGCAGTAGGTAAACCAGCTTGCTCCTGAAGTAATTTTGTCATTGCTTCGATTTTGTTGGTTTCCGCTTGCGTTTTTTGGAGATCGTACATTTGCATAAGTGCAACCTGGACGCCGGAGGCGTCAATTTTTGGGGCTTGTGGATTGTACCCGGGAGGAGACGCGGAACGAGTTTGAGCAGAGGTGCCGGCGGCTTGAGTACCTTGACCGTAAATCAAGTTTGGATTAAGTCCGGCGGCTTTTAGCCGAGCCATAGTGGCAGCTGGTGAGTTGTATTCGTTTTGAAAGGCAGTATCAGTAAGAGCGTCCTTTCGTTGTCTCTCGTACATTTCACGAGAGAAGTTTAGTTGTGATCTATTGGTGCTTGATTGAGATAAGGCATTAATACCGGAGCCAATGAGAGAAGCTCCAGCACCAATAAGAGGTAATAGAGGTAGTGGCATATAGTTTAATTTTAATTAATTAAAATTTGGGGGATTTTTAATAGTTAGGTTTTTTTTACTCGTGTCGGCGAAGACTCGCGTCGTCGTACCTCCTAGCATTGTAACGCCGACACTCGCTTTTTGAGCGACTATTTTAAACCCTAACTCTACGGAGACCGAGAGTATATTTTTAGATTTTTAGCCACAGTTTTTGATTTGTTTTCACAAATATAATAGTTTTAATTGACATAGTGTCAATTAGCATTAATATATCAAGAGAGATATTAATGCGGATTATAGTAGCTTTTTAACAGCAACAGGATGAATTGGAAACAGAGGTAATTCCAATTGTTTAAGAGGTAATTTTTTCATTAAGAAAATTTTTAAGTTTTTGTAAGCATGGAATACAGAAATATATAATTTCTGAACGAGGAACACCAAACCGGGTTCTTTCCATTTGTTTAAATGAAATTAGATATTTTAAATATTTACGGGCGTTACAACGCCAACAATATTGTCTTACTGGTGTGGACATTTTTTATGTTTTGATGCCTTCCGGCGGAAAAACTTTTTTTCACGGAAAAAAAAGTTTTATCAAAAAAACCGGGTTTTCATAGGGTTAAGCGCGGGTAGTGAGCATAGTAATTCTATTTGGGTTCAGTAGTTACCGCGGGTTTAGGCTTCAGTAATTCTTCTTCATGGAGGATTTTTTTAGCGTAAGCTAGTGCTGCTTTGCGCTGTTTTTCAGTTTCCTTTTCTTTAAGCCTGGCATTTACTTCATCGAGTTCAGCTTTAGCATTTGCAAGGTATAATTCGCGGTCGGCGAGATCCATGTTAGCCAGGTCAGGAAGATCAGATTCGGGGTCTTCATAAATAGGAACGCGACCGGCACCAAGGGGGAGGCCGGAAGCATAGCGAGAAAGTATCTCGCGCATAGACATAGACTGATCAGGTACAGTCATAGAAGGTAGGTTATTCATTTCCTTTACAGTAGGAAATTTTTCTTTGTTGAAGTGATTTTTAAAGATCATAATTTACGTTTTTTAGAATTAGACATTCGTTTGAAAGATGCGAGTTCGCGTTCTGATTTGTCGCGATCGTAATAAGGATCGGTAAGCGCAGGATCTTCAGTGTTAAGATGTTCGCGCATTTGATGAACGGCGATTTTTTCGCGTTCGAGTTCGTTGTATAGTTTTTCTTTATAATAGCGAGGCATATGGATTTTTTTGCCGCCTTTGTCGGGAAGATAGGCGCGATTTAATAAGTCGGCTTTATGCCATTTTTGAATAGAGGATTTTAAGTAGTTAGAGCCAAGACCTTTGGACATGAGAGAGAATTCGGCCTGGCGACCGAATAGGTCGGCAATTGTTTTTTTCTTCTCAATGTAATTAAGTACGTAACGGATGGAAGCTTCAGAGACTTCGCCATAGTGTATTTCGCCGAGATCCCAGGAAGGGGAGATTGTTTTGAGATCGGCATTGAATAAGATCATGTGATAGTGAGCGCGTTGAGTAGTGCCACCGTATTCACCAACAGCATAGTATTTGAGTTGGTTACGGTTTCTTTTTCGGAGACGTTTAAAAAAAAGTTGTAAATCTTTTTTTACCAGAGTATTTGTACCGTTTTCAAGTATAGGAAGATGTAGTGTGGAGTAAGTGAGCGTGAGAAAAAAAGAGGACGTACAAACTTTTTCTTCTTGTTGAAGCCTAAAGGCCCACCCGTCAATACGACGGGTGAGACAAGTAGGACATTTGCCACACGGTACGGGTGTATAGTCACCAACAAGGTTTTTTAAATGGATAGGTGTCATACACATTTTACATATTTGGAGTACCGAATTTAGGCATAGAGCGAACGGCGGAAATTTTATGAAGGACGTGAGCAAGGATAGAATCTACCCCGTCCTGGACAGCGAAGATCCGGTTAACCGCTCCAGGCGTGGCCTCGATAAATGTTTGATTGAGATTTGGTATACTCCCGAAGATCCTGGCAAGGTGCCAGAAATCCAGAGAACTGGCAAAGTCACCAGCAACGCGGTTATTTACAAATTTGTATTCCGCATAGCGGGGAACATAGCCAAATACTTCGTCCTGGTTATCCTGGTAGGCATAGAGTTCGGTAGGAGAGACTTCCTGCTCGCCGATGTTAGCGAAAGCCGGCCAATAGTACTGAAACGGATCCGTATTTTTAAGAAAGTGTTTTGGGATGCCTTGCATGTAAGCGGTTTTAGGCATAATAGACATAATGCCCATGATCATCCCATGTTCTTCGCAGAAGTAAGACCCATATTTGCCTTGTTGTACGGAAATACCGTGTCCAGCCATACCACCTTGCGGACTGTCATTCGTACCGGTAGTATTAAGCACTTCAGAGATAATAACAGGATTTTTAGTGCCGGTAATGTATTCGGGACGTTGCAACCTGGCATCAGACGATTTAACGCCGAAATGGGCGAGAATATTTTCCGTGTAACGGGAACCGCCACGGGCTTGTTTTTCAAGCCATTCCTGAAGTCGAAAAGCACGTCTAAGGTCATTAATGGTGGCAGATTGAGCCTGGAGGGCGGAAGTTTCAGCAAATAGTTTATCAGAATTGGCGGGAAATATATCCGTATTCTGTTGATCCATTACAGCCGGTTGAGTACCACCACCGGAAAGATTGGTAGTCCAAGAGGCAGTATTACCGTTAGAATTGTCAACTTTTACAGCGACATCTTCAAAGCCGGCAATAGGAATTGTAACGGGATCGCCTTTTTGAGCAAAAGGAAGGGCAGACGTGAAATAATCATGTTCCCAGGCGCGGTAACGCATTGCGATAAGATCAGCGTTGGCGTTGTTAGATCCGTCTATCAGTTTAGAATTTACCTCCGTGATTAAATTTTGGTCACGGTAATAGTCGTTGTAGATCTGTTGATAAGCAGCGAATGCAAAAGCATTAATATCATGGGTAGCACCGCCACCGGTATCAAAGGGAATACCAAGATAATTAGCCAAGCGGCCAACAGAAGGGCCGGCTTGAGTAATAACAGGCATAGCAGGAAGCGCGCCACCTACTTTAGTGTTGGTTATATAGTCTTCCCATCCATCCCAAAGGATCCGGTAAGGGACGAAGAAATAGTGCATTGAAACATCAATGCGGTGCATGACCGGAGCAATAAGGGGAGCAAACCGGAGAAGGCTATCGCAACCGATAGAAAAGCGATCACCAGGGATCGTTTCAAAGCAACAGGTTGGGATAAGCTCACCCATGCCACCGGTGAGTTTTACATCATGCGAAAGATCGAAGCGGTTTGAATTCGGCTTCGTCATTTTTACGGAGTTAAAGAGGTTTTGGCTCATAATCTGATCCCTCCTCTTGAGACATAATATGTCTTTTTAACTTTAGTACGGCCGCCGCGACGGCGGGAAGAGCGTCTTTTCATTTTTTTTGATTTTTAGGGTTAACGTTCAAATTTTGCAGGTGGTAGTTGGAACATATCACCAAATTTAGGTTTACCAAGAGCCTGGAGAAATTGCATCCACATCCGAAACCAAAGGGCATCGCCTTTAGTCGTTCCGGCGTCGTTCAATTGTTTTTCAAATTGTTGAAGCGCGTTGGTAGTTTTCAAATTTTCGGTCATTTGTTCAACGTTGGTTTGTTCGGCTTTTGTTTTGGCGTTTTGAGATTTGAGATTAATAATCTCCTGGACGGTTTTAGCAACACTTTGGTTTTTAAGTATTTCAGCCCTGGTGTTACTGTCCATAGTAAAGGCAGTGTCAGCATTAGTTTTATTGATTTGTGATTGCATAGCTTCGAGACTAAGGGGAAGTATTGATTTACCCTTATTAATTTCGAATTGTTGTCTTTCAGCAGATTTAAAGGTGAGCATTTTTTGAGCAGTTGGTAGTCCTTGTTGTTCCTGAAGCAATTTGGTCATTGCTTCGATTTTGTTGGTTTCCGCTTGCGTTTTTTGGAGATCATACATTTGCATAAGTGCAACCTGGACACCGGAGGTGTCAAATTTTGGAGCTTGTGGATTGTATCCAGGAGGAGAGGAAGAACGGACGGCGGCTGCCTGAGCGGCAGCTTGTGTTCCTTGTCCGTAGATTAGATTGGGATTAAGGCCAGCGGCTTTTAACCTGGCCATAGTAGCAGCGGGAGAATTATATTCATTTTGAAAGGCCGAGTCTGCAAGAGCGTCCTTTCTTTGTCTCTCGTACATTTCACGAGAGAAGTTTAATTGTGATTGATTGGTGCTTGATTGAGATAAGGCATTGATTCCAGAGCCTAAGAGAGAAGCACCGGCACCTATTAGAGGTGCGAGAAGTGGTAAAGGCATAGAA